GTGAACTCAATAATGGTAAGTTGGATAAGACTTTTCCAATCGAATGGGAAAATTATAAGAACTGTTTACTTCTAACAAACGAAGAAGGTCTTAATAAAATACCTACTAGAATCTACACAATAGTAAACGTAAATACTTGGGAAAACGAGAAAAAATAATTGTATTTTCAAAAACTTGATTATACTTATATACAATGGTTACGAAAGTAACAAATAAAAAATAACTAATTAAATAATGGAGAATAATAATGGATTTAAAAGCAATCAAAAACCGTCTTAATCAATTACAAACCACAAATAACAGAACATCAAATCTTTGGAAACCATCACCTGGTAACCAAATTGTTCGTATTGTGCCTTACAAATTCAATAAGGATAATCCTTTTATTGAGTTGTACTTTCACTATGACTTAGGTGGAAAGAATTATCTTTCACCAACATCATTTGGTAGACCAGACCCGATTGAAGAGTTCGCACAGAAACTCAAAGGAACTGGTTCTAAAGATGATTATCGTCTAGGTAGAAAAGTCGAGGCCAAAATGAGGACATATGCTCCTGTCATTGTTCGTGGTGAAGAATCACAAGGCGTTAAGTTTTGGGGATTTGGAAAGACTGTTTATCAAGAACTTCTTTCTATAATCGCAGATCCAGATTATGGTGATATTACAGATCCAGTTAGTGGTCGTGATGTTGCTGTAGAGTTCAAGACAGCCGAAGAAACTGGTGCTAGTTTTCCTTCGACTTCAATCAGAGTCAAACCTAATCAGACTCCTATTACAGAAGATGCATCTCTTCTAGAGACGTTAACAGAGAATCAAAAGAACATTACTGAAATCTATCAGGAACAATCTTATGAAGACCTAACAACTGCTCTAAATGAATACCTTAATGGTGGTTCAACTGAAGAGGAAGAAGAAAAAGAGGTCGTAAAAGATACTACTTCTTACAGTTCTAAAGAAACTTCAGATGCGTTTGACGATTTATTTAACAATTAAATAAACAATGGTGGGGGTTTTATACCCCCACTTTTAATTAGGAGAATTATATGTCCACTAGAGACGAATTGGCTGGTGTCTTAGCAGACACCATTAATAAACAATTCAAGGATATGAAAGTTGCATATTTCTTGGATGGTTCAGACACAACACCTACTGATGTAAAAGATTTTATTTCAACAGGTTCTACAATGTTAGATTTAGCAATATCAAATAAATCTAATGGTGGTATTGCAGTTGGTAGAATCACAGAACTAAATGGTCTTGAGTCAAGTGGTAAATCCTTAATAGGAGCCCACATACTCGCAGAGACACAGAAAAAAGGTGGTGTTGCTGTTTACATAGATACAGAGACAGCTGTTAGTACAGAGTTCTTAGAAGCTATTGGTGTTGATATAAATAAAATGTTGTATCTACATCTAGAAACAGTAGAGGATATCTTCTCTGCTATTGAAGAGATTGTTGCTAAAGTTCGTGAGTCAGATAAAGATAGATTAGTTACTATCTTGGTAGATTCATTAGCTGCCGCTACAACCAAAGTAGAATTAGAAGCAGAGTTCGACAAGGATGGTTGGGCTACTTCTAAGGCTATTATACTTTCTAAAGCTATGAGAAAGATTACTCAGATGATTGGAAGACAGAAGATAGCTCTTGTATTTACAAATCAACTTAGACAGAAACTTGGTGTGATGTTCGGAGATCCATGGACTACAAGTGGTGGTAAAGCATTACCATTTCATGCTTCAACTCGTATCAGATTAAAGAACGTTGGTCAAATCAAAGACAAGAAAAACAATACTATCGGAATGAAGATGAGAGCTCAAGTCATTAAGAATAGACTTGGCCCACCCATGAGACACGCCGACTTTGAACTTTATTTTGAGAGTGGTATTGATAATGAAGGTAGTTGGTTAAAAGTGATGAAAGAACACAAACTTGTAAAACAAGGTGGTGCTTGGTACACAATGGATGACCACAATGGTAAAGAGATTAAATTTCAATCTAAGGATTGGGCTGAGTATCTGAAAGATGATGACTTCAAAACATATTGTTACGAACTTATTTGTGATAAAGTAATTCTGAAGTATGAGAAAAACTTCGGAATTGATGATGTAGTGGTGGAAGAGGAAGTAAGTGAGTAATGCTAAATATTTGTCTATACTCGATGAGATAAAGAAAAAAGGTGGTTCACTAGACGGTGGTGAACCGAATGACAAAGTACTTATTATAGATGGCTTAAATACTTTTATTAGAGTATTTAGTGTTATACCAACTACCAATGAGGATGGTATTCACATTGGTGGAATAGTTGGTTTCTTGAGAAGTATTGGTTATGCCATAAATATGATTAGTCCCACTCGTGTCATCATAGTGTTTGATGGTAAGGGTGGTTCTAATCGCCGTCGCAAAATATATCCTGAGTATAAACAAAATAGAAGAACAAAATATAGAGTAAATCGTTCTAATAGTTTTGCATCACAAGATGATGAAAAGATGAATATGATTATGCAGATTCAAAGAGTGGTTGAGTATTTAGATAATTTACCACTTACTGTTTTGTCTTATGATAATATTGAAGCTGATGATACTATAGGATATATTTGTCGTCAAGTTCTAACCGATTCCAAAATTACTATTATGTCTACGGACAAAGACTTTTTACAATTAGCTAATGGTAGAATAAAAATTTGGAGTCCAACCAAAAAGAAAATGTATGATGAGAATACCGTACTAGAAGAGTATGGAATATCATCACACAACTATATTTGGTACAGAGTATTGGATGGAGATAAGTCAGATAATATTAGTGGTGTTCGTGGTCTTGGTTTAAAAACAATTCAAAAGAAATTACCATTCCTTAGTGAAAATCGTATTGTAGAAATGGATGAGGTTCTTAATGAATTACCAGAACATAAGGATACCATAGAACTAAATTATAAGTTAATGCAATTATCAGATGTAGACATATCTGGTTCTACAAAAACAAAAATAGTGCAAAGAGTAAACGAACCAATTAATAGATTAGTAAAGTTTAAATTTGAAAAAATGTTTTTGGAGGATAAATTGTTTACAGCTTTACCCAATTTAACAAGTTGGTTATTAACTAACTTTAATCAGTTAAATCGTTACGCAGAGAAAACACATAATAAATGAGTGTAAAATACGAAGTATTAAATAAATTTCTAGACATAGACTATCTTGAAACAGAATTTCATAGAGTAACTAATGATATTAAAAATATAGATATTGAATATGGTATAGATGTAATATTTAACTATTATCGTAAATTTGGATTTCCACATTATACTATCAGAGACGATGAAAAGTATGACCACATGAGAAAATTAAAAAAGTTTGATGTGGATACAATACTAGATGAGGATAAAATAGTTCAGACGATGCATTGTCTTCGTTTAGCTTGGACATACTTTCCACATTTTTGGGAAGTTAGATGTGGTGGAGCTAAAATGTCACCGATGGAAATATTCTTAAATGATGATACATTAAAATCAACAATTAGAAAAACTTGGAATTTTGAGTTGAAACATTATAAGGGTGAAGAAGGTAGAGATAAAAATAAATTTCATGAAAATAGATTTAGACAGTCTCTAAAGATTTATTCTGGTACACAATCCGTTAGTAATTTCAGACCTACAGCTGCTAAACTTATATATGAGAAGTTTGGTGGTGATGTAGTTTGGGATATGTCTTGTGGTTGGGGTGGACGACTGTTAGGTTTTCTAGCCGCATCTAATACTAAACAATACATCGGAACAGAGCCATCATCTAAAACTTATGATGGACTACAAAAGATGATAAAAGATTTTTCGTATTTGGGAAAACAAGTTAATATTTATAAACTCGGTAGTGAAGAATATAAACCATTAAAAGAATCATTCGACTTATGTTTTACTTCACCACCATACTTTGATACTGAAAAATATAGCTTGGAAAGTACACAAAGTTTTGTTAAGTTCCCTACGGAGAATGAATGGGTAAATGGATTTCTGAAGAAGACCATTCAAAATTGTTATATTGGATTAAAAGAAAATAAGTATATGTTGATTAACATTGCAAACACTCCTAAATATGATTTCATAGAAAAGGAGACTATTCGTATCGCTAAAGAACTAGGATTTGTTCAAGAAGATACTTTACAATTAACTTTATCAAGTGTTATGGGTGCAGGATATAAATACGAACCCATTTTTGTTTTTAGAAAGGAGAGTAAATGAGTGAAACATTAACACAATTTGGAACATCATTTCAGTCAAAGATTATAGCTTCCTTAATAAGTGATGTAAAATTTATTCAAACCATTAGTGATATATTAGAACCAGATATGTTTGATTCTGATTCTAATAAATGGTTAGTAAAGAGTATTAGAGAATACTTTTACGAATATAAAAAACAACCTACCTTAGAGGTAATAAAATATAAAATAGATGAGATTGATAATGATGTATTAAAGTCTGGTGTAGTAGAAAAATTAAGAGATGTTTGGAAGAACATAGAAGCAACAGATTTAGAATTTGTTCAATCAGAAACTCTAGATTTCTGTAAGAATCAAACATTAAAAAGTGCTATTCTTGAATCTGTTGATATGTTAGAAAATAAGAATTATGATGGTATAAAATCTATTATAGATAATGCGATGAAAGCTGGAACTTCTAGAGATTTAGGTCATGATTATATACCATCATTAGAAAGTAGGTTAGCAGAGTCTGCTAGGATTACAGTTAAAACACCTTGGGATGTTATCAATGATATAACTGATGGTGGTCTTGGTGCAGGAGAACTTGGTGTTGTTGTTGCACCTGCAGGTATTGGTAAGTCTTGGACACTACAGGCGTTAGGTTCTGATGTGGTTAGGAGTGGTAAAACCATTGTACATTACTCGTTAGAGTTAAATGAAAACTATGTTGGTCTTAGATATGATTCTATATTTAGTGGGGTAACGACTGCTAACATAAAATACCATAAGGAAGAGGTTGAGAAAACAATATCAAAGTTACCTGGTAAATTACTAATTAAATATTTTCCAACTAAGGCTGCATCAGTTCAGACATTAGGCTCACATCTAAAACAAATC